ATTGTACATCAATTTTCTAATTATTACTATTTTTTAGGAAAAACTATACAGTGGAATTATGAAGCCACACCTCCATATCCAACAGATAGTTTACAGTATGAAAAAGATACTAGAGATGAAATCATAACATTAAAACGAATTAGACCAAATGATGTAGCATTTGTTATTGAACGTAATAATTGGACTTCTGGAACTAGATATGACATGTATGATAATGAATATAATACAGAAATTCTTGGTTTAAATATTACTAATGGTGGTACTGGGTACTTGACAATACCTACTATTACTATTACTGGTGGGGGTGGATCTGGCGCTGTATTTACAGGAGTGATTGATACTGGTAGTGGAAAACTTGTTGGCGCAGATTTGGTATCACGTGGATATGGATATACATCTACACCAACAGTTACAATTACTGGTGGTGGTGGATCAGGTGCTGTCGCAAATGCAGTATTAAATTTATCTGTAACTGGAAAACAAAAACTAGAAGAATGTTTATTCTATGTTATGACATCAGACTACAATGTTTATATTTGCTTAGATAATAATTTAGGTGGCCAATCAACAGTTATACCAGTTGGAACACAACCGAATTCATTTAAACTATCAGATGGTTACGTGTGGAAATATATGTATAATGTGCCAATACCATTGCGCACTAAATTTTTAACTGAAGATTACATTCCTGTAACATCAGCATTAACAAATACGTTTTATAATAATGGTGCTTTAGAAGCCCTTACTATAGTTAATAAAGGTACTGGATATACGGCAGCTGAAATTTTAGTTTCTGGAGATGGGTCTCTAGAAAAAGATCCACTTTATATAACTCAAATAAATGTATTAAATGGTGGAACAGGATTCACATCACCAACAGTATCCTTCTCAGATCCAGTTTTAAATACATCAGCTTTTATTGCATCAGCTTCTGTATTTTTAGGTCAGAAAATTTTTAATACAAATAAAGATTTTTATGAGGTTATAACACCAGGAACTCTTGGTGTGTCTCAACCTACGCACAAAAAATCTATAGCTAAAAATGGAACTGCTGTTTTAAAGTATATTGGCACTACTTTGAAGGGGACACTAACTGTTTCTGGTGGTGTTATTACAGCAATGAATCTAATTGCTTCAATTAGAAGTTATATTTTAGTTAATAGTGGTTCTGGATATTTAACAGCACCAACAGTTACAATTACTGGTGGCGGTGGTACAGGTGCATCGGCAATTGCAAAAATGAACGCTGGAAATGTTTTGTATATATCTACCGTTAATGAGGGTGATAACTATACTAGTATACCTACAGTAAAAATAGGAACTGCATGGACAGCTTCAACTGCACTTACATTAAATAGTCAAGTTACTAATGCTTTAAAATTATATACAGTTACGACTGCAGGAACTTCTGGAACAGTTGCACCGACAGGCACATCTAGCTCAATTCCAGCTACTGGTGGTACTGCTGTTTTAGCCTATGCTGGCGAAGAAGCCACTGCCACAGCTGTTAGAAAGTTTGGAAGTGGATATTCAAGTGTTCCGATTTTAACTCTTACTGGAGCCAGAACAGCAGAACCAGAATTTCAATTTTTGACACAAAAATCTTCTGCTATAATTATTCCAGTGCTAAATAATGGACAACTAGACTCAGTCATTGTAGAAGATCCTGGTATTGGATATAGTTTTGCTTCTTTAACTGTTTCTGCTAAAGGTGGTGCAGGTAGTGAAGCAGAATTAATAGCAGACTTGTCTGTTGGAACTATAGATTCCTTGCAAGCAAATAGTGAAATGTTAACTACTCCTGGAACTATTGAAGCAATCAAACTTATTAGTAATGGATATGGGTATTCTACCGCAGCAGTTCGTATAGAAGGAGATGGAACTGGTGCAAGAGCAACTGCAACTATCAACTCTGTTGATGGAAGTATATCCAAAATTAATATTACCAATAAAGGTTCTAATTATAGCTATGCAAATGTTACTATTGTAGGTAATGGTTTTGCGGCAACAGCTAGAGCTATACCATCACCAAAAAATGGCCACGGCAAAAATTCTCCAGATGAATTGTATGCAAGAAAGCTAATGTTTTATGGTAATGTTTCTGTTGATCTAAATCAAGGGTTACAAATTAATAATGACTATCGTCAGTTGGGTATTATTAAAAATCCAACTGAATATAATTCTACAAATTATTTTGATTCGTTGCTAGGAAGTACATGTTTTATTTGTGCAAGTACTATTAATGTTAATAATTTTCCAAGAGACACCATAGTTTTTGTTAACAGAACTGTGACCGTAACAAGTGGCGCTACTGATATATCACAAGTTGTTGCTAAACGCTACAGGGTAATTAGACCAACAGCAACAGCTATATTATTACTATCATTAGACAATGATATCCCTCAGATTAATGATACATTCTTTAACAGCAATAGCCCTGTTCAGACATTTTTAGTTAATACTGTAGGTAATCCTACAGTAGATAAATACTCTGGACAGATGATGTTTATTGATAATAAAGCTGCCTTTACTCCGTCTTCGCAAGAAGTCGTTACGCTAAGAACAATTATACAATTTTAAAAGAGAATACCCAATGGCAATAAATTTTAATACTGAACCGTATTATGACGATTTTACTGAAGACAAGGATTTTTATAGAATTTTGTTTAGACCTGGCTATGCTGTGCAAGCCAGAGAACTCACTCAGATGCAGACTATTCTGCAGAAACAAGTTTCTAGATTTGGCGACCACATCTTTAAAAATGGTTCTCAGGTAATTCCAGGGTCGGTAAACTATGACAATAAGGTTCATTTCTTAAAATTAGAACCAACTTATAACTCTGTAAATGTTATAAGTTATTTAACTACTTTTAGAAATAAAATTATAACTGGGGTAACAAGCGGTGTTAAGTTTCAAGTTATTGATACTTCTGAATGCGGTTGTGTCACAGAGCAATTAGATATTGCAACTCTTTATTGTAAAGTTGTTGGAACTGCTGCAAATGGAATAACCAATCGTTTTATTCCAGGAGAAGATATTGTTGCCTTAGCAACAGACAATACAGTAGCAAATAATCCATCTTTAACTGTAAATCAATCTGGTGACATATTCGCAGAAATTCGTGCTCTTGGTGATTCTGGGCAGTCACCAACAACATATTCAGATAATGCTGCTAGTGACGTAATAGGTTTTGCAGCGCAGGTTGATGTTAAAGCTGGTATCTATTATTTTGATGGATTTTTTATACAAAATCCAGAACTGCATTTATATATTGGTCGTTTTAGTAGATTTCCAACTGCTCGTGTTTGTTTTAATGTTATTGAAGAAGTCATTACTTCAGAAGATGATGAAACATTATTAGATAATGCACAAAACTCTTTTAACTATGCTGCTCCTGGAGCTAGTAGATATAAAGTTTCTGTTGAGTTAGTAAAAACATCTTTACAATCTACAGACACTGGTCGTTTTATAGAACTTCTTCGAGTTGTTGATGGTAAAGTACAACATATTGTATCTAAAGCATCTTACTCAGAATTAGAAAAAACTTTAGCCCGTCGCACATTTGATGAGTCTGGCAACTATGAAGTTAACAAATTTAGACTTGGTACTCGAGAACATCTTAAAGATGGTTCTAATGGTGGATTATATCCAGAACTAGTTGGATCTCCTGTTTCGGGTAACATTTACGGAGATCCTGATAAATTTGTTCTAGCTATTGAACCTGGAAAGGCTTACATACAAGGATATGAAATAGAATCTACTGATACTCAATTTGTAGAAGTAAATAAAGCTAGAGAAAATTCTACAACAGGCGATGAAGGTGGACATATTATTCGTTTAGAGGATCAACCTATTGGATTACCAATGGGTAATTATGTTTTAGTAACCAATGTATACAAATATCCAAATTTATCTAACTTTGAACAAGTGCATCTTGTTAAAAAATTAAACACCTCTCCAGGTGCTGCTCCTACAGCATCAGATATCATTGGTTCTGCTAGAATTAAGTTTATTAATCTTCATTCCTCAAATTATTCTGGTGGAACATCTACAGACTATAAGTTAGGTTTGTTTGATATTAATGTTAATTCTGGTTTTTCTTTTGAGAAAGATGTCAAACAAATAGTAGGCAGAGCGACTTCTGACAATTTTAGTTGTAACATTGAACCAACATTATATAATATTGAAGGATCCGCAACTTCGTCTACTGCTAATGCTACTATTACTGGGGTTCGAACTAACTTTACACAAAGTGTTGTTGCAGGGGATGTAATTTACATTAATGGAACTCAGATAGGAAGAGTTTCTTCAGTTGACACTATTAACACATTAACATTAGATGCCAATTCCTCAGCTACTATTTCTGGTGGTAGCATATCTGTCTTTAGAGCAGAAATTTTAGAACCACAATATAATTCTTTATTGTTTAGTACTGGTTTACAATTTACAAAAACTCTTAGAGGGTTTGACGGAACTGCTGATACCCTTAAGAGTTCTCAAGTAACAATTAAACGTGTGTTCACTGGATTATCTTCTAATGGTTCTGGCATATACAGTGCCGAGTTGACTAATGCTAAAGAATTTTTCTTATCAGATTCTATTTTAGATAATTATCTTTTAATTGATGAAGTTACAAAATTACCAGTTAATATCAATGAATCAGTAATAACTTTTAATAACGACACTGTTCGAAAAATTGTAAGCATTTCTGGATTAACAGCTTCTAGAGCATACAGACTAATAGCATCTGTATTGCAAATTGAAACAGCTGGTTCAGAAAAGACAAAAACTTTAGTGCCAGATTATGAAAATACTATTACTGGTATTAGAAACGTAACCAGTCAAACTATACAATTACAAAAGGCAGATGTATTAAAAATTAAGTATGTTTACATGACTCCAGGAAACTATAATGC